AGCCTTACGAAAATGTGTTTTGATAACATCTGCAAGAAAGAATCCGTGAGTGTAATCGTGGTTAGAAGGATTGAAGACAAAATGTACATCAGCCACAGCAATAAGTCTCTCAAGAATGTCAACATATAAATCTTTTGCGGTTAGAAAATTACGATACCACATTCCATCGGTGTCTTGTGGAGTTCCTGATGTTGTAGTTCGTCTTGGAGTATCTATGTGGAGAATATCGTTTCCACCAACGAATAAAATCTTGTCTATATTAAACCCTGCAGACTTGTCTAAAATGCCTTGTACGCCCTCTAAAACACGTTGTACCGCTATTTGAGAGTTGTAGTCCTCTCCAGTCTCGAACGCATCGCATAGCTTACCTATGTGGATGTCAGCAGGGTCTATTACTAATAAGTGAGAATCTTTGCCCGTTGTTCGTGTTATCGTAGGGTAAGACGGACTATACTCAGCTAACTCTCCGATTAACTTTTCTTTGAACTCGTTGAACTTGTCTTCTTGTCCGTTAAAGTTTGGGTTCTTAAAAAAGAGTGACGCTTGTTTAGACTTCAACCATCCGTGTTTAACGTCTTTGTCATTTAAGCCTAAGTCATTGGCTTCTCGCTTAATCGCTCTGTACTGGTCAATGATGTCAACTTCGTCAGGCTTTAAGCGGTATCTTGTTTGTTTCATAGAGTGTATTTACTAAACTTTAGAAGCCACTTTGTAACAAAGCCAGCACCGAAGCCTATAATAAATAACCACAAGTTAGGTTTCTTGTTTTCTTGTTTACGTGTTTTGTACTTAATTACCTCTACTTTTTCAATCATTTTCAAGGTATCTCGTTTTAGTTTGTATTCAATACGTGTCTCAAGTCTCGTTTTAGGCACGAAAGAACGCTTGTAACGAACGATTGTATCTTTTTGGATGATTACCTTTTCCCAAGCAATAGAGTCTCTTAAAACGTAAGGAATTGAATCTATCGTGTTTATAGTGATTGTATCAGAAATCTCATCGCATCGGTAACCTTTCTTGATTGCCTTTCTAAAATGGTAGTTTGCGGAGCAAGATGCAATAAGCACCGCAAGAAGTGCGGAGAATAGTAGTTTAGAATTCATTGATAAGGCAGTAAGTTACGAACTTCTCCGTTTTTAGGAGCTTAATCATTATTTTGTAAAGGTCAACTCTATTGACTACTTGGCATCCTGCGGACCACCAACCTATGTTAGTTCCTGATGGCTTGCTTAAATCGTAGGTGTTAGGATGAAAATTAATGCCAAAGTAACCTTCTTGAAGTTTTCCTTGCTCTTCGCTTTTTGAATCTTTGTCCGTGTCTCTATAAACTCGCACTTTGTTTCCGAGTTGTAACAAGGCTTCGACTTTCCCGTTATGTTTACCATACTTCCAGACATTGTGATACCATTCATCAGCTTTTAACACGGCAGCTCCGTCTTTGTTCACTTTCTCGAATTGCTTAAGTGTTGGAGTACCTGCGTTTGTAGTTGCTGAAGTGACTAAAACAAACTCCTCGCCTTTGAATAAGTAAATCTTATCGTCAAAAGTGTTAGGGATGTCGTCTAATGAACGCACACCAAGTAACCAATATCCGTCAGGTATCTTAGTAAAAGACGGAAGAGATTTAACTCTCTCAAGTAGTTGCTTGTCTGTGTACGGTCTTACCATTACTTTAAGTCTTCGAGTTGTTCTTTACCTCGCTTAATGAATTGGATAAATCTATCCCAAACATTGATTCCCGTAACTGAAAAGTAATTCTCGTTGATTGATTTTACTTCCGTGAATACGCAAAAGAATGTGAACGCTTTAGTTAAGACTAAATCTACTGAAATGAAGTAAGCTAAAATATCGGCTATAACGAACTTTTCAAGCAAGAAGATAAATACTATCGCACCACTATACAAAAGACTCTTAGAAATCGTGTTAGATAGCCTACGAGAGCGGATAGATACCCATCCGTTTTTCTTTACGCTTCTCCATATACCGAAACACATATCTAAGATGATTGTAAGAACTGCGATGAGTACCATCGGCTTCACGGGAGCGAGAACGCTAAACAATGCAAACACGAATAATACTATTTTAGTTTTCATCAGTTAAGAATTGCGGTTCGTATGGAAATTCCTCTTTAACACTATGACCAGCGAATGCGTGCTTTGGGTTCTTTGGTTCGACAAGGTTAGCTCCGAAGTCATAGGTGTTATCCGACATTACATCGTAATGATATCCGTCAGCGTATACGGGAAAAGTTATCTCTTCCATATTCTCATTGTATGTAGGCGGAATGAGTAGTATCTCACCTATCTCAACAACTGCTTGTACTCCGTTTCCGTATGCTTCGTGTTTTTCTCCGTTGAACTCCACCTCTACAAGAATGCCTTTTGCTTTCAAGTCTGCGAGTGCTTGTTCCTTGTCTGTGTATGTTAGCTTGTAAATCATATCGTTGTAAGTTGTGCGAGTTGAGTGTTAGTAAGGCGAGTTTTCCAAAGGGCTACTGCGTTTGTAGGACTGCAAATAGTTTGAGCACCATTCGTGTAAACATCAAAACCTAATCTGCTTAATGTTCCGCTTATAGTTGTTGAACTTGAAGTACCTTGCGAAGTTCCGTTGACATACAAAGCGACATCATTATTTTTATAGGCCAAAGCAATTTTGTATCGTGTTCCAGTAGTGTATGCCGACCCACCTATATTAAACTCAAGGTTGCCTCCAAAAACACCGATGCCACGAATAGTACCTGAACTTGTTAATCGAATAATTGCTCGGTTGTTACCCGTTCCGTCACTTATGCTTAAGTCTTGTTCGTCAGCAGTATTTAATTGTGCGTAAACATCAAAGAACATAGTCCCCTCTGTTTGGCCTATAAGCGAACTAATACCAGTCTTTGATATAACATCTGCGTTTCGTGTTACACTTGCAGAGGTTGTAGGTATGTATGAAGTAGCGTAGCTTCCGACTTCGAGTTGTGCACCCCAAGCATACGCAGTGCTTCCAGTATTGCCAATAACTCCGAAAGCAAGATAAGCAGTTGAACTTGTTGAAGCGGTAACCGAACAACGATACCACCCATTACCCACCTCTTCTATTGATGCACTTGAAGTAATACCAAAAAGCGTATAAGTTTGATTTGATAAGTTGAAAGAAGCACCCCAATATCCACCACTTCCATTTGAATCTATGGCAACAAGGTTTGAATTTCCAGCTTTAAAATAACAAGAAGCAGTATTTGAACCCGTAGCTAAAGACACCGAAGGAATATAAACCGAACCCGAACCACTACCAGTTGTGGTAATTTTGTCGGCAGTTTGTAAACCATTTGGTGCAGTCGTATCATTTGAAGTGACAGACGCTTGAAAAGTTGTATAGGTAGCAAAGTTTTCACTATTGGTTGCTATATTAGTTCTCTGCGGTTCTACAAGTAAACTTGGACAAGTTCCGTTTGAGTAGTCAAGTCTTGGAATGTTAAGTCTTGTTTCCGTCTTTTGGTAGTCTTTAGCGGTTGAGCCTTCTACAAGTTGAGCACCCCAAATGTAGATGCCATTCACGCCATCTCCAAGCCAATTAGTTTGAGTTGTTTGTGCACTTGTTTGACATATACCAGTATCCATTCTAAAGTTAGCGGTTACAGTGCTCATTGTAGCAATACAACGATACCAACCATTACCAACACTTTCAATACTTCCCGTCGCTGAATTTGTAGATGAAACCGCTCCAGTTTGGAGGTTGAAGATTACATAATAACCAGAATAACCATCTCGAATATATCCGAAATTGTACCCATTAGCTTTCATATAAACACTCGCAGTGTATGTAGCACCACTTATTAAGCTACCTATGACATTTGGAGGGTATCCTTTATGTACGGCATTAGTTGCGGTAGCTACAATTTTAGCACCAGTCAAAGTTCCGTTTGGTGCGGTTGTGTTATTAATTGTTATGTCAGCCTCTTCTGAAACCCATCCAGTTTGGTATTCACTTTGCGTTTGAAAATTGTAAGGCACTAACTCCACCAAGCCAGCAGAGTTAACTCTTGTTGCGGTGGTCGCTCGTGTTACTGACAAATCGCCAGAACCATCGGACGGAATAACGGAATATAATTTTCCCTCCTTATATCCGTTTGGCGTTACAATTAAAGAGGCAGTATCTAATAGGCTCATATTTGAGAAAGGTTTAAAATGGTTAAAGACATACAAAAAGACGATTCGATAACTCCACCCTCATCAGCTACTCTTAACTCAAGTTCAAAAGGTGCATTAAAGGTTGTAGTTGCATAATCATACAAAGAATCTGCGGTGTTAATTTGGTCTCCCCACCACGTTGATTCGTATATCTTGCCCCAGCTTATGTTGTTTGACATTTTCTATCTTATTTAAAAATAACTTTAATTTCTCTACGTTGTTCTCCTTTGGTGTGTATGTCCGTTTTTTCATATGAACCATCCCGTGAAGTTATTAGTCGTATCAGGATACATATCTTGGTCAACATTTTGATTGTACTCAGGGAACAAATCTTGGTTGAAAGACATATAACTGATGAATCTCTCCGTGTAGTGTTGAGCAATTTGACGCTCTTTCTCTAATAAAAAGTCTACTTCGTTTTTCTCTACGTTTTCAGCGTTCTCAGAAGAGTGCTTATATACGCCTTTGTTAGCGATTGTGTAAGCTGCGAAAGGTAAATACTCAACCATTGACCAATGTATCAGCATAGGCTTTACATACGTCTCTACAAGACTCTCATAGTTACCTGAAAGAGTATTTGCGATGATGTCAGCTTGAATCTTCTCAAGTAGTTTCGTGCCTAAGTAGTTTTGTATATGGATGTCTTGAGCAATTTTGATAAACTGAATGAACTTGTCAACATCGACATTTCCGTTTACTGCGGTGTAACGCACCAAATCGTCTCTCGTAATTAGTAGTGCAGTTGCCATTATTGTTTTCCGTAAATAGGGTTAGTAGGTAAAAAGCCATTGAAAGGCATATCAACAGGTCGTGTAGAAACAAGTTTATCATTCTTGATTGTGTAACCGAACTTCTCTGCTTTCGCTCCTGCAATTTGTTTAGCTTTAGGAGAGTTAACATCAATTCCAACGCCCTCGAAACTTGCGTAAATCTGCTTGTTCCATCTGTGATGGCAGTTACCACCACCTTTGTACTTCCATACGTCATAGGTAGAAGCACCTTTCGGGCCCCAACCATCATTCACGGGTTGGTTGCTCATTCTAACGATGTCTTCTTTTCGGTAAATCTTGTTAGCAGTAGTCATCTTTTGACAGAACTGACGAGACTTAGCATTCGTTTCTCCTGCGTAAACATAGCGAGTGATGAACTTAACACCGTCAACAATCTTGTCTTGCTCTGATTTAGCATTAGGATTCGCAGTACCAGTAGTTACAAAGTTATATACTTTCGATAACAAGGTGCTTTTCGGCTCGTTAGAGAGCATTTCGTTCTCTTGGTCATCGTTATCATAGTCTACGGGATATTCGTCTATTAGAAGCCAATTCTCGTTTGGCTCTTCTCCGCACTCAAGTAAGGCATCAGCAATCTCGTTATCTAATGGTTCTTGTTTTGATAGCTCAGTTCCCGTCTCTTCGATTACTTGCTCTTCAGTCATAGCATTTTCAAGGTCTACAAATTCAAGCGGTTTAAGCGTCTTAAAGAATAAGTTGAGTGAAATGTTGTTGAAAGCAAGAATCTTGTCTAAGGCATCAATTATTTCCTCTTGGAAAGGCTTAATGACCATATTGTTGAACAATACAAATGAGTTCTCTAACTCGTCAGCGTTTGAACTGAATCCGTTAGACGATGCAACTCCAAATAATAGCGGAGAAGTTACATTGTGTCCGAGCATAATCTTACGCAAACACTCTTCAGATAAATATGTGTAGTGGTCAGGTGCGTCATTAAGTGGAATATCCTCAACTGTAGTTCGTGTGTCCATATTGTCATTGAACGCTACGATTACTTTCTGACCTTTAGAACCAGTCAATTTACCAAGAACTTTGCTTGAGATGATTTCTTGTTGCTCTAAAGTAGGCACTCCGTTGTTGAAGTTTACAACCTTAGTTCCTGAGAATCCGTTTTGTACTTCGTTGATTAAATAGTCCGATACTTCCTCCTCCAATAGTGCGTAAGGAACTGCTCCTTGATAGTCAGGATAAGCATAGTACTTCATTCCTACTGAATATGGCTTAGAGAATAGGATTTCCACCTTTTCGTTGCTAAATCCAAACGCAGGGAAACGCTTAGGTACATACTTTTTAACGTCTGACCAATCATCAGAGTAATAGTAACCCTCAATTTCTCCGTCTTTATTGCATTTCTCAGCTCTTAAAAGATTCACGGGAATGTGGTAAGCCTTTAGAACTTTATCGTGCTTGTCATTGTAGTGTACCTGAATAGCAAACTGACCAAATAACTTACGGTCAAAAACAATCTTACGAAGACACTCTTTAGACATCAATGTCATCATTTGAGCGTACTCATTCGGCTTTCTGTTTCCGTCAGTAGCTGCAAGTCCTTTTCCGTAGATAAGTCTCGCTATGTTGTTAATGATAGCGTTGTTCGTGGTTGAGTTGGTGTAGCGGTCAATTAAAAACTGGTAGTAGTTGTTATCTCCGTTGGCACTATCATAGTTTACCCAAGCATCTCTCTTACTTTCTTGGATTGTAGGAGCGGTGTAGGCAGATAGATTTAGTACGTGTACGTTGTTACTCATAAACTATATAAGTGTTAGAGGTTGTATTTGAAGTGTATTGACCTGCGTTAACTGAGAATGTAGTTACGTTTTGGTCTGTACAGAATATTCGGTCTTTGTAGACGATTGTGTTTCCTTGTTTTAGTACGAGGTCGTAGAAGTGACCCTCAGTTAAATCAAATGTAGCAGTGACATTTACTACATAGTCATTAGCTGCAATTTGAGTAATTGCTACGGTGACTGGTGTGTTAGTTTGGTCGTCCGTAATTACCATTGTACTGATTCCGCTTCTTGGAATGCAGGCAAAAGTTTGAGGTAGTGAAGATGTAGTTAGTACTATCATACTATAATAACTAACTTGCTATGGGTTTGTTTTAAATAAAAAAGGGAGACCTAAGCCTCCCCTTTCACGCTATGAAAACTATTTACTATGAAGTAACGATTGTAGCAGTTCCGAAAACATCTCCAGCACCACCTGCAAGACCTGCCTCAGATGAGCAGTCAAGTAGATTAGCGTAAAGTTTCTCAGTTCCAACGAAAGTCAAATTGTAACCAGAAAGGTCACCCATCGCAGTACCACTTACAGCAGATGCAGTAGTGATTTCCATTCCGTGCTCTAAACCTGCAAGGAAGAATTGGTTGTTACGGTTTTTAACTACAATGTGAGGTCTTCCGTATGCCATCAATTTCACGTTTTTGTGAGTTGTAGCATCTTGTTTTTTAAGGGTAATAGTAAGGGTTTGCTCAGCGAATGTAGTTCCGTTCTCACGGGATGAGTTGTATACTTGGTCAAAAGAGTTAGTTCCTTTGAGTTCGTATTTGTATAGGTTAGTTACGTTAGCGACTGTATCAATAGTATCAGTACCAGCAACATAAGTAATATCAGCGGCAGAAAAATCTCCGTAGTTAATAAAGTAGATAGCATCAATTCCTGCTACGCTGTCCTTACATACTTCGAGTCTACCATTAGCGACTTCACAAGACATATTTTTAAGTTTTAAATGTTATTAAAAAGGGAGGAGCGTATACCCCTCCCCGTTTAGTTTAAGTTAAGCTAAGATTAGTTAGCAGAGTTTGTGATACCGTAAGTAACAACGTCAGTTGCAAAACCGTATTTAGCATCAGCAGTGAAACGCATAATTACACGTACGTTTTGTGAACCATCTAAATCGCCCATATCCAAAACTTTAACTTCGTTCATATCGTTCAAAAGACCAGTAGCGAAGTAAAGGTTAGATTTTTGAGAAAGTAGAGCTGTGTTGTTAGCAAGACCGTTAGCCATAAATACACGAACACCATCAAAGTAAACATCACCTAAAGTTTGGTTAGTTCCTTTGTTGTCGTAACCGTTAGCACCTACACCTGAAGCAGCGAAGCCACCCAAAGCACGTACATAAGCACGGTAGATGTTAGAAGATACATAAAGTGTAAGGTCTTCTTTTCCGTAAAGAGCAGCAGGACAAGCATCGATGATTTTACCAAGCTCTGTGATTACGTTAGCAGCAGTAACAGTTGTACCAGCAACTTCTTGTGCAGATGGCAAAGAAGCATCAGTAGTCAACTGAGTCATAATACCTGCGAACTGACCAGCAGTAGCGTTAACACCTTGCCAAATTGAAGTTTCCATACCTGCAGCAACTTTCTCAGCAGCGTGTGCGATTAAGAAGTCAGCGAAAGACTTAGGAAGTACGTCAAATGCAGAGTAACCCATTTGGATGGCATCCCAATCTGAACGGAAGTCAGACTTACAAAGTTGCAAGTTAACTTGGAAAGACTCAGGTTGAAGGATACGCTCAGTCAATGTGATTGTAGAAGTAGGGTCGAAGTCACAAGTTGCGTCTTTGATGATAGAATCAGTAGCAACTCTTTTGATAACTTGCTTGTACTTCACGTTAGGCATAACAGTGATTCCGCCTTTGTCAAGTGTTGGTGCAGACAATAAAGCTGCAGCGATGTACTTACCTGCGAATTCACCAGCGTAAGTAGTAGTAATTGAAGTGGTAGTAGCCATTTCTTGTTTTGATTTTAGTTATTAAATATTGTTAAATTTCTCAAAGATAGAATCCATTGTAGAGCGTTGACGGTTCTTAGATACTTTGAACGCTTCTACTTTAGTTTCGTTTTCAGGGTTGAATGAAATTGGTTTAGGCTCTTCGCTCAATTCAACTGGTGCGACTTCTTCTGCAACTTCAGTTTTTGATAAAGCGATTTGTGCTTTCAACTCTTCGTTTTCTTTTTTAAGAGCTTCGATTTCGCTAAAGAAAGATTCCTTAGTTACTGATTCGATGATTTTTTTAGCTTGCGGTGTAGCAGACTCTTGTGCCATTTCCTCTTCAGCAGGCATTTCAGTTTCAGGAGCTTCAACTTCTACTTCAACTTCTGGCTCAGCAGCTTCACGAATGTCAGCGATAACACCCTCTTCGATAACTACCAAGATGCGACCATCTTCGAGTTCGTAATCTCCAATAGGAAGTGCGATACGTTGTTCGTCTTCAGTTAAGATGAATACTGGTTGACCTGCTTCAAATACTTCTGCTTCGAGCATAGATACGCCATCCGAAAGACGCATAGTTTCCAACTTCACTTCTAAACCTAAAAGTGTGCGGACTTTGTTTAAGATTGATTTTTCGTTCATTTGTTTTTAATTAAATTTCTCCCGTATTTTTTAATGAGCTTAAAGCTGTTGAAATTGCTTGAAGTTTTGCATCAATATTTTTATCTACATATAAATCAGCAATAATGTTTTTTTGAAATTGGTCTGTTGGTTCAATTCCTAATTCTTTTATTTTTGCTTTAAATACATTACTATTTTTAATGATGCTTTCGTTTCGTTTTTTTATGTTTGAAAAATCTTCGTAAGCTTTTCTTAATTCATCAGCAGCATTTCTAATTGATGGTCTTGCTTTATCAGCACTTTTCCCATTAGCCAATACGTCTTTTTCTATATCGTCAACTAATCCCAAATTAACCTCGTGAGCAGCTAATTGAGTTTCCTCTTTAAACAACTTATTGTAAACTGATTTCATTGTGTTCATATATGTATAACTTTTAGATTTTACGCTTGTTGTATTTTTATCCGTTTTGACGTACGATAGTTCTCACTCCGTTGTTCTCAGTATTAGTTACTACTTGAGTAGCTGATTCAGTAGCTCCGATGCCTTGTGCTTCTAAACTTCCGTCACAACATTTAGTTGAGTACTTTCCGTCCGAACATAGGCAGCCTCTTCTTGAACCTGGTCTTGGACTTGCCTTACTTGGTGTTTTGAATAATCCCATTTTATTTGTTTTTATTTATACTTTTCTACATCTGCAGCAAAACGAGCAAAAATTCCGTTAAGAGCTGCAATATCTTTTAATTTAGCTTTAGCCATATCTACAAGAGGAAGTATCCCACTATCAAGACCGAGCTCTTTAGCTTTTTTGTCTACATCAATAGCTTCTTTGATTTTATCATTTAAATCAGCTTCTGATTTTCTTAATACAGATTGTACTGACCTCACATATGTTTGAGCTTTATTCATATCAGCATAAGGCAATGTCAATGCTTTAAATGAATTTTCTAATTCTTTAATTGTAGCTAATTCAACTTTATGTGATGCTAATTCTACACCTTGAATCTCTGCTGAATTACGCTCCATTTGAGCGATTTTGTTTAGGATATTGTTCATTGTTTTTATTTTAGTAAATCTTTAAGTTGTTCGATGATTGAATGCTTCTCTTGTTCCTCACGTGGAGAATTGTCTAACTTGTCAGCAAAGTAACCCTCAATAGAGAATCCTTTTACCTTTCCGTCTTTTACATCTTGCCATACCTCATCGTTATCTACTTTCATAGAAATCATCCAAGTTCCTTTCGGTAGACTAAATCCGTAGAGCTTGCTTTTGTCGTGTGTTTCGTCTTCGATTAGCCAGCTTTCTACTACGCTCATTCCTTTGATAGCGTCTTTGTGTTCGTAGGTAGCGTTGTTTTGATTGCCTTTCTTGAAGAATAACTCCATAGCTTTACGCACCGTGTCTTCCGAGAAGTAGATGTAAAACTCTTCGTCTTTGTTTCTGCGGTAAATCTTCTTGTTAGGGATAAGAGCAGCACCCATTAAGATACGTTTCTCGGTGTCTACTTCTTTGAGTTCAACTTCGTGTTTTGCTAAGGCGATGAAGTTCTCCTCAATCGCAGGAGATTCAACTACAGATACTGCGTTGATTCCGCTTTGAAAGTCTTTCTCGTCAATGATTAACTCTAATACGTTCATAAAATAATAACTTTTAGTATTTACAATGTTGCATTTTCTATGCGGTTACGGTCTAAGCTCTGAGCAGTCGTTACATTTCCGCTAACTACATACGCTTGTACTGGCGTTTGCTGAAGTTGTGCTAACTGATTGATGCCTGAGTTGCCTACTACGTTGAATGATGGAGCTTGCATTTGCATACCGCCACCCGTAGATGTGTTTGGTAGATTTACTGGAGGGTCAACTCCATTAGGTGTTTTTACAGATGCAATAGCTTTGATGTTTTTGATACCTGCTGCGATTGCAATACCTGCATTTATTGGAGCTAATACTGGTCCTACAATAGGCACGCCAATAGTTGAAGCATAGGCTTTTTGTGCAGATAAATAAGTATCTATAGTTGCTTGTGCAATAGCTGCTGCTTTCCCTGCTGCGGTTTGTTCTCCAAATAAACTTGCTAACTGACCTAATGTATCTGAAGTAGCTTGTAAGGCTTCATTCATATCAGCTATTTTCTGCTTATTTAATTCTCTTTCTGATTGAGCTATCTGTAATTTTAAAGCAAGACCATCTCTTAAGCCTTTGTTTTCAAGTTCTTGGAATTGTAAAGTTTTATCTAAGGTAGCTTTTCGTGTTTCTATTTTTTGAGCTTCAAAATCTGCTAACAACCTAACTTCTTCTTCAGCTTGTTCTTGAACTTTCTTTCCGCTATCCTTAACTACCGTTTCCGCAGGTTTGTTCATCTCATTTAACGAGAGTTGGAATCCTGCTGCTTGGTTTTTAAGTTCTCCGAGTTTGGCTTTTGTTTCGTTTATAGTTTTGTCTGCTTCTGTTGCGGTAGCTTTAGGGTCAAAGAAATACTCCGCCATTGATTGAGCAGCACCTGAAGTCAACTTAGTAATCTCTGAATTTATATTAAAAGCAGTAATCTTACCGAATCCTAATACCTCAGAAACTTTGTTTGCAGCCATAATAGCTAAGTCAATAGGAGCAGCTAAGTATCTAAGTACTAAAGCAGCCATTTCCAAACCTACTCTAAGTACTATCTTTAAGTAATCTTGGTTTCGTTTTGTAGCAGCGACCTCAGCTTTCTTTGTGTTTTCTTGTTGGACTAACTGAGCTTCAGTAGCCTTAATGACCATTTGAATCTGCTTGAGCTTGAGTTCAGTGATGTCCTTTTCTGATTTACCTTGAAGTCTTAAGATGTTTTCTTGACCAGAGATTGAATCAAATTTCTTTTGCTGAATGTTTACGTTAGCTTGTGCCTTAGCGTTTAGTTTTTCTTGTTCATCTGATACTCCACTAACTGCACCCTTAATATCATCCCAGTACGCTGCTACAGTTCCTAAAGCAATTACAAGTAGTCCAATACCTGATGCACCGATAGCACCTTTCAAAGCCATACCGAAAGCCTTGATTGATGGGATAGCTTCTTTGAATCCTTGAACACCCTCAGCAATAGCCATAGCGGACTGCACCTTAAGTAAGGCTTCCTCTACTTGAGCGGATTCCGTACCGAAAGCACCCATAGCACCCTGAACGAGTTGGAAACCTGCAGTAGCACCACCTAATGCACCTCCGAGTTTTTGGCTCATCGTGGTAGCAGCAGCATCAACTGCCATATCAGTCTGAATCTGAACTTTGCGATACTGACCTACGGTTTGTAAGAGGTCTTGATATTCTTGAGTTGCAGTTTGACCAGCGTTAGCTAATTCATACAAACGGTCTTCCGCTTCGCCCATACGAGTTGTAAGCGGTTGTAAATCGCCATACACTTCCTCGAAACTTGCTGATACGTCGTGAGTCGCTTTGGAGAGGTTCTCCATCGCATCTACTGCACCTTTTGTGTCTACGTCTATCTTGATTGTTTTAACCTCTGCCATTTCGTTTATTTGTTAAGTCTCGTTTTCCTTGTTTCCACATTTTTTTCATAGATGTTGTGTACTCGTATTTTCCTTTTGCGATGTCAATCAACTTGGATTCTCCGTAGAAATCATCAAGCTGAAGCATAGCTACTATTTGTTTTATCATTGTACTACGATGTTTATTGTTTCACTTGTTCTTATTCCCGTTGTGCTTGTGTACGCTACTACAACTGAAAAGACATCCCCAGCGGTAGCAGGCGGTGTAGTAACTTCAACTATTTGGCTATTCGTTAACGTGTACGCACTCAATGTAACGTCTGAACTTGATGGCGTCAATACTGCTGAACCTCCTCCGTTTGGTAAGTTTATGGCAGTTGCAACTGAGCCACCTGATGCAGGTGTTTGATAGAACGGTATTTTGTTAATCATAGGTCTGAAGTCAAGATACAAAGACAAGTCAACCTCTCCGTTTGTTAGGTTTGATTTCATATCGTTAATGATGTAACGCTTGTCTCGTATCATTACACGGTCATTCAATCTTAGGTTCGTCAGTAACCCTACTGGCATTATAGTCTTGACGTTAATTAGTCTTTGCTTTAGGTTGTAAAGGTTGTAAAGGTATGAGAAGTAGTACTGAGCAAAGAGTGTGTTTTGTATTGGCACAAGTAAAAGGCTACTCGTATCTGCTGCAAAGTTTAGAGTTAAGTCCGTGTTGTTGTAGCGTAAGTCTTGAGCAAGCGGAGTGTAAGAATTGATTGTAGTGTGACCACCTCCATCGTTTGCGAATTTAAAGTTAGTTGTTTGATTGGTATACTGATAGAGCAATACGGGTTTTGGTAGGTATGGACTTAATTCACTATTTAAGGAATAACCTAACTGAATTTGCGTTCCACTACTATTGTACTCAGTTTGCAATAAATTCTCGAAAGGAAGCTCAACCGTAAACTCCCCGCCATCGTAATTATACTGATATGTTGAATCTCCGTAACTTCTGTTGAATGTTTGTGAGAAGTATTTGTTTAATACGCTTTCAGAATCTTGATACTTGAAAGTTATCTTTTTATAGAGTGGCATACGAGAAACCTCAATGCTCTCAGCATCCGTAAATTCTGTGATGTCCACAATAGCTCCTTGTCCGTACCAATCGTCTATTGGCGTAATTTGATACACGTTTTTCTCTGTGCCTACACAAACTAAGTTGAACACCTTTAAGATACCTGCAAAGAAATCTGCAATCTTCATTTGAGGTGCGTTAGCTGATAAATCGAGAATCAACAACATACTCAAATCATCGTAAGTAATTGTCAAATAATCAACATTGAGAGTACCCGTTGTGATATATTCTACTTCATAAACGAGATTAGATGTTATTGTGTTAGTTCCCGTTGTACGTATTTTGACTGTATAAGTTTGGTATAATCCTGCTACCTGATTGACGGTGCTTAACGTATAAGTACCCGTGCCACTTCCAGTTATAGTGTTGAATAAATATCCGTTTTGATACACGTCAATATAGTAATCGTCTGAACTCGTTGTGGCAGTTACATTGTAGATTAAGTTATGTGTAAGAACACCATTTAATTCTTGAATTGTTACCTGATTAGTAGCCGAATCATAACTTGAAGTCAAATCGTAATTCACAAAAGTTGGTGTGACCGTATCTGCAGTTAAATCATATCCATAGGAAGTACGCACCAAAGTATTCTTTCCTTTATACCATAAGAACAACTTAGTGAATCTCTCATCATTTAGGAAAGTGCTATCAAATGTAATTCCGTACCTTGTCTCTATAGCTTCAAATATCTTGCTCACTCTTACTGCAGGAAACAACTCACTTTTGTTTATAGCACCTGAGTTAGAGTGAATGTCATTTTGAGTTAAGGTTGATGTTAGCCAGTTAGGTACTGGAGCTCCTAAAGGCACTGACTGATACTGCCAAATTCTATTTGAAGTAATTAAAGGGTACTTGACATCATATAAGTTCGTTGCATTCGTGATTCTCGCAATTACTTCAGATGAAACGAAGTTGTGAGAAATTGCAGTTAAATCTAAATCAGAAAGTAAGTCCTCTCCAAAGTAGTCCTTCAAAGTACGCCCATCTCCGTAGAATGTTACAGAGTAGCTTTCAGGTCTTCCGTTTTTTAGGTTCGCCTTTTCAACCTGCAGCTTGCCTCGTCTAAAGAACGTGAAGTCAATCTCAATGAATGAATCTAAACGGATGTTGTAATCAATCAAAGCATTGACATCGGACTGATAGAAGTGTTGTAAGATTCCGTTGTTGTGGTCATTAGCAGGAATTGTAAACGACTGTGAAAAGTCCGTAAACGTCTTAGAGATGTCTTGTACGTTTTGAACGGTGCTTGTTACATTTATTTGTTCGTCATTAAATAGCTCAAGTCTTTCTGCGGTTGATAAATTGCCATAGAGACCTCCGAGAGATTCAAGATAGTCAAGCATACATTGACCACTTTCACAAGTTCCTCCGTTTGCAGTTACGTTAGTAAAGAAAGTGTTTACTACTGATGTAGTTATATTCTGGTAGCTTGTCGTGCTGACATATAGTTGTACTTGTCTATCCATTACATTACTGAGTTGATAGTATCAAATGCGTATTCAAATTCTAATTGGTAGTTAATCATATGAGTGTTTATGCTCTTGAATAACTCAGTAGCTTTCGTGTTTATCTTGGCTGCTTTCTTGTTGATTAAAACTTTCTCGCTTAGTAGGATTTGCTTAATTGTCTCCGAGTAGCTTTGCTCAACCCAGTCAGTGTTCACTCGGATAGTTTGCTTTCCGTTTGAATTGAAGACCTTACGTTGACCCTCAGTTGTTAAATAGTTAGGGTACTGCGATGGCAAAGTATTGTACTCTTTGTTCTCTACATTGAAGTTATCATAAGACGCCTTAAAGAACCACTCACGTTGCCAAGCTCCAAACTTGTTAACGAAGTCAATTTGTACAGGGTCGTATTTACACTCCGTCTTTGGGTAAAAATAAGAAGTCCATAAAACTGCGTTAGACGCATCTAAAAACTCTACTTTATTTCCTACAGTTTCCCAACCTGAGTAAACACGTGTAACGTCACGGATTACATCAGTAGCAAGTGTTATCGTTTGTGTTGCCGCAGTTGAAAGGTTCGTGTATTTAACCTTTTCTGCATAAGCGGTGTTTACTGTAATCCACCCAACTTCCGCTCCATAAGCATAGTAGTAGTCTCCTTGAGGTAGTAGTATTTCAGACAAGGTAGGATTGTAGCCTTGCTCAAAGTATCCGTAACCCTCAAAACCATAAAACGTTTCCGTAGAACCTACCTGAGTGAAAGTATTAGTCACTCGCTTGTATTTCTTTACTTGTACATTACACCACTGAACACTTGGTGTTGCAGCATTACTTGTAGGTTGAGTCTGTAGTGAGTTGTGTTCAATAAACTCACGAACGTACGGAGATAAATCGTAGTAAGTAGCAGGTGCGTTAGTAGCAGGAATCAATTTACTTAGAATGTACTGAGGTGCAGTAGGTGCAGAGCCAGTTCCATTCCATAGTCTTAATTCAATCTTTGTTTCTACTTGCCCCGTTTCGTTTATTTCTATGATGTAAGGACTTCTTGCAAATATGTTAGCCATTTTTTCTTAATATTTCGTCTATTTGTTCGTTGAATAACTCTATCGCATCCAAACCGTACTTATCTATTAACTCTTGAGGTAGGTTTTTGTATGCTGCCTCAAATGGTTTAGTAAAGAATAAACTTGGTTTTATTCCGTTTCTATATACGCTTCTTGCAATCAGGAAAGCTAAACTCTTACGAGAAGTGAACTTGCCATTGTCTCGCGGTGCAATACCTTTTTTTACCAACCACTTGTCAAATGCCTTAGGCGGTGGCATCTTAGATTTATATGAGTAGGGAGTATTGTACTTCTTTTTTGTACCTGACACCCCAGCATCTTGGAAAACTCCGTAGTCTTCCATTGTAAATTCTACTTCAAAGCTATTAGGGTTCGCCTTTACCTTGCCTTGAATCGAGTTATAGAGCTTCTTAGATGAGTTCTTTTGCTTGTTTGTAAGGTTACGCTTAGAGATGCTCACAACGTGGTCTCTAAACCTCTCTAAAGCCTTTTGAACTTCGCTCTTTTCCATTAGCAGATAGTAACCTCGTTAGGAATCAGAACGTCAAATGTCATAGTCCATCCTGCTAAGTAGTTTTCAAAGCGTTCAGTAAACGGTTCACAACTAGGATTGCCATCTACTACGACTTTAGAATCCCATAAGTTACCGTGAAGCATTTGAGCATAAGCACGGTTTAAGATTTCTAACTGAGTGTTGAGTACGTCTTGCTCGTTTGCGTTACCTCTGAAGATATTTGTGGTTTCGTCTTTTGATATGTTGACGATATCCATAGCCAATAGGCTGATGTTAAAGCGTACTACGTTAGTTTCAAAGGTCGCATTGTTGACCATTACGTGTACAAGCGGAAAGATAGTCTGCTTGTTTAAGTCTACCTCGAATATATCGCCCTCAGTAACGGTGTTTACTAACACGTCATTGTTGAAATGTGTTTGTAGAGCTTCTGTTATAGTGTAAAATCCTGTCATCGTCTTAATTGTCTTTGGAGTTGTCTTTGTTCAATTTCGTTTTTTTGTTTCTCGAATGTGAGATAGGTGAGACATTTAGTAAGTCGAAGTGTGGTAACTTCATCGAATCTTGTAACGTCTCCTTTAGCGAGTGCATATATTGACTGATACCATCCCCATCGTTTTGCAAATTGAGTTGTTTCGCTAAAGTCATTGATAGGCTCTTGTCCATCTTCATCTGCTTCTCCAAATAATTCAGGGTAGCCGTCAGTAACTCGTTTCCTAAATTGTAAAAAAAAACCGATGCTGCTATGCATACATCAAGCGGAGCGAACTGCATCAACTCCTGATGGTCTTTACTTGGTTTGTAGTCGTGTATTTCGTACTTGTCTCCCTTTCGTTTTTTGATAGGTCTGTACATTACTGCCATAGCCTTGTTGTAGGTTTCCCAACTTTGTAGACTGTTCTCTAAGTCCACATACTCTCCGAAAGAAATCTCTTCTAAGTTCGGAATAAAACCAAACTCAACATCTCCGATTTTAAACTTCTGTGTGAACTCTGGCTTTTGGCTGAATAGGTTTGTAAAGTGAGCAACCATTTCGTTAAGTGACGTCAGCTTGATGTTAGCTACATCCGATAACCTGATGCCACAGAAAATCTCAATCATCTTTTGAGCAATAAACTCTTCATCGTTTGAACCTTTCTGCACGTTCAAGAAGTCCACATAGTGCTTAAGTGGGATTTCGTTTAGTGAGGTAGGTACTTTTACTTGGATTTCCATATCTATTTAACTTTTTGTTCTTGTTTTTGTAGTACATAGGCGTATGCTGCTGCCAGCATCTGTGAGTGCATTCGTATCTTGTAGATGTCGTCAAAGACTATCTTGACCTTTTTGCCTTTCTCGTTGTAGATGTACTCCTCTACTACTGCTTTCATTTTAGGCAACTCATCGGATTGCGTATTGTCCATAGTTTGAATTTAAGCCGAGACTTTCCATCTCGTGGTATCTAAGTGCGTCAATAGCGTGGTCGTTTCCTCCTGCAGGTTTGTTTAGTCTTACTCCGTGTTTATCTACATCCCAACAATATGACCTCAGCTCTTTGATTAGGTTTGTACTCTGCTTGGTTACTAAGTAGTTCTGGCGTTGCATAACGTCTATCCCGTAGTTGATTGAATCCTTGCCTTTCGTTACTCCTTTAATCGTCTTTCCGTAGCGTCTAATCTCGTCTATGGATTTAGGCTCTGAGGAATCAGCATAGATAGTTACGCTTGACGGAAGCACCTTAGCAATGTCCGAGTTCAGCATTCCCGTTCGGTAAACAATTTCGTTTACTATGCGTTGACCATTCCAGTTGTATATTTCTATCGCTGCCGTTGGGTCATTCGTGTAACCAAAGTCAAGTCCTATGCCTACCAATCTTGCATCGTCAGGTATCTTGTCAATCTCTTTCCAATTGTCAAAGATTACACCCTCAAGCATACCTACTTCTCCGAGACCATACACTCGCCACCAATTCGCCCAATAAGAACTCGTAGCTGCTTTGTCACGGTTCTTTTCTATTTGACGTACAATGCTCTCGTCTAACGCTTCGTTATCTTTGTAAGTAAGGATGATGAAATCTGCGTCAGGTTCGTCTTTTAATTCGGTATGAACCCAAAACTCATTTGCAGGGTTAAAGTCTAAGTATATCTCTTTCTTTGTACGTATTGAAAGCTCAAGGTAAGCGTCAAAGGTTACGTTGTTACACTCGTTGATGTATAAGATGTCACGTCTTGCACCTCGAAGTTTAGATGCGTTATCAGCAGAGAAAAACTCTATTGAACTTCCGTTAGCAAATTCGTATCTGAGTAAAGTTGCATTGAATCGGTCTTCAACATACCTACCAGTCCAACGCATAATCTTCAGGAAGTCTTTTAAAGCACCTCTCCTTAAATGCGGAATTGTCTCAGCAACTACTGAAACCTCTAAGCCTTTTTCACGAGCACACTTATCAATTAGTACGGGCAGGATTCCGAATGTCTTTCCCGCTGACGTACCTCCTTGAATAATCTTGATTCTCTTTTGGAGTTCGTAGATTTTATGAATTGCCGTTGTTACCTGAAACATTAAAGTTGAATAGCGGTTGCTCGGTTACGATTGTGTTCTCAGTCTTCTCAGTTAGTCCGTTTAAACGTGCGGTTAAGTTCGCATTGTACTGACCAACTAAGCCGCCGTTGATTTGGTCTTGGCGGATTTCTCGCTTTATATGTGTAGAGATACCGCAAAATTCATCGTAAGCTCCTTGAGTATTTCTTATGTAGTGTTCGATTGTCAGGTCAAACTTATTGAAGCAGTAGACTTCAAAGCCCTCCATTGTGAGTGGACATTCAAGAGGTTCAGCTACCATATCTCCAGTCCTTTGGTTTAGGGTGTATTTGTATCTTGGGTTTTCTTTTACCCATTTCTTGTAGCTTTGGAATAGTTCTAAGAGGTGTTCAGGACTATCTATTTTTCGTGGTCTTCCTACTTTTGCCATTTGTTAATTCGTGTTTTTCTATTTGGTTTCTACATATTGCGTATCTCTGGTCTTGGTCTTTGTATTCCCTGACCATAGTGTCATCAATCATACATCTTTGGAGGAACTCTCCTTTTTGTTCTTTAGGTAGTGGTGTCGGTAAAGGCATCTTTTACTTTTTTAAAGTGGTCTAAGAATTCGTCTTCTGTTATTTCTTCTAAGCACATTAAACCATCAGCATCTGTGAAGTATTCAATTAAGTGGTGTCCGTCTTTTCGTATCCTTTCCGATAGAGAGTGAGCGTACTCAATCAAATCTTTGCCGTAGTCTAATATGTAGTATCTCATCCTTTGTACTCTTCAAATACCTTTTGCATCTTCATTACAATCTCACGGAAACAAGAAGCACAAGATGTAGGCTCTTGACGTAAGTTAAAGACACGGTTGTAAATTGCAATCAATCTTGTTTGTTCAGTAGGTCTGAATGTTTGTTGAGTGAGTACTCCTGATTCGTTTAACCAAGTATACTCCTCCTCAGTTAAGCAGTTCGTGTTTCTGTACGGAAATAACTCATTGAGTTTCTTTTTACGCTCTTCGCATCCGCAGTCTTCTCCTGCTACAAATTCTACTAACTTCTTGATACCAGTTACCTCAGTAATCTGCTCAATCGTATCTCCAAGTCCTTTTGCTTTTCTTTTAGCCATTGTTTTTGTTTTTAAAATATTCTTTACTTAATTCCTTTAGGTCATTTCTGAGCATTTTGTTTTCGTGTTTCAGTTGCTCAATGCTATCAGCCATATCATTGAAAAACTTTGCGTTTGCTTTAGCCTTTTCTTTATAGCTTGCGAGCTTCTCGTCTAATGCTTGCAGTATATGTTTCATATTAGCTCAAAATCTTTATTTAAGAAATCCTCCCAATCGTCTCCTACGTTTTCTCTTAGACGTTCCTTGCAGTTCTTTAGTGTGTTGTAGATTGAGGTTAGACTAATGTTAGTTTCGCTTGCGATGTCTCTCATTGACATATCTTCTTTGAGGTAGAGAGTAAATAGTTTGGTGTCGTACCAATGCCAATTCAGTATCTCTTGTTTTATTCTTGCGTCTAACCTTTCGTATGCTTCGTGTTTTTCTACCTCTGGTGTTTCGTCTGCCACATCTCTCAACTCGTCTACACATATTAACTCCTTAAAATACTTTTTGTTATTCGTATGAGTAGCGTTCCTAAGCATAATCCACATCAAAGCTCTGTTTGGTTCTCCGTCTTTGATTATTTTTTCGAGGTATTCGTATTTATGTAATCGGAGATAAACGTCTTGCACTACATCGTCTGCATAGTCCACTTCGCCAAAGCCTTTCACTATGCCTACCCACTCTTTGTGGTGCTTAGATAGTATTGTAAGTGCATCCATAGTTGGTTAATTTCTAAACAAATATATGACTATATTTTAATCTAACAAGTTGCCTACGAAAAAAGCCACTCGTTAAAGTGGCTCTAAATCATTCAAATAAATCTCTCGGCTTACGTATCTATCCAGCTTGTGAAGTGTGCTTAGAGTGACGTCTTTACCGTTTAGAAAGTTGTTTACTTGGAAGTGGTGCATCTTTACACCTGATTGTTTTATCTCCTCAACTATTTGGTTTCGTGTTTTCCTATTGAGGATGATGTGAATCTGCTTCCGTAAGTCCGAATCGTTTATGTACATACTAAAATGGTAAGTCCGAATCAATACTATCTCCGATTGGTGCACGCTCTACTGGTGCTACGTAAGGTTCGCTAAATGATGCTGAGAAAAAACTTCCGTTCTTACCTTGCTTTACCCATAGGGCAACCTCCATTTCTTTACCGTTTACGTTTACTTTACCTCTGTAGTCAGGGTGCTTGTCGCTCGTCTTTTTGTCGTTTTTAAAGATTGCTCCAGTGTTTAACTTGTTTTCCATTGTATTTAATTTAAAAGGTTACAAAATATTGAGTAGATTATTAGCATTAAACCTACTGCGAGAATAACCATAGTGCCATAAGCAGCCATCTCTTCTCGTCTATCGTCTTTGTTTAGTTTCATTGTTCTTGTTGTTTAAAGGTTTGATTACAATCCGTTCTTTGGCAACTATATCCACCAACTTTTGGCTGACCACACTTGCATTGTTCTTGTTGTTTAAAGGTTATTTTATTCATCATCTGAATCATTTGTATTTAAAAATTCAGGGTCTCTGTATCCTTGATTAAATCCTCTTTCATAAGCATCACCTATCTGCTCCTTCTCCATTTCTAAAAGTTCTTCTGCAAGTTGTTTGGCTTTTTTTAATCCATAGTCAAATCCAGTTGCCATAGCTCCATTGCCTCCTTTATTTATCTCAGTTTCAATTTTAGAGATTAATGTTTGAATTGCTGTCTTCATTGTTCTTGTTGTTTAAAGGTTTCTATTCGTTTTTTTGATATATTAATTGCATTTTCGTCTAAGTCAATTCCTATAAAGTTTCTATTCAATTTCATAGCAGCTAAAGCACTTTGCCCAGTTCCTAAAAAACAATCTAAAACGACATCATTTTCTTTTGTGCTTAATGCAATACAAGTTTCAGGTATTTCAAGCGGAAATCCACTATGTCCAAACTTAGATTTTGTTTCCTTTCTACCAAATTCAACTTGAGCTTTTGCTCCACTATTAAAAGGTATTTCCCAAACATTACCTACATTTTTCGTTTTAAATATTTGTGGGTTTAAATTATATGCGTCTTTCTTATTCATATCAACGCCGTCCGAAGTGTGCCTCAACATAAAAATATACTCGCATTGATTAGTTAATTGCCTATTCGTGTTAGCTGGTTGTTGATTATACCTATACCAAATTATTGTGTCGTGCAATTTAAACATAAGTATCTCTGTAGCTATTTGCATTAACTCAAATGCTCTAATTGTTATTTCGGAATCATTAATAACATTCAAGTAAAAAGTGCCATTTGGTTTTAGAACTCTTTTAATTTCTTTAAACCATTGTTCAGACCACCTTAAGTATTGTGCATAAGAATTAAAATATGCTTCATATCCAAAACCTTTCCAATAAGGAGGGCTCGTAATAACGCAGTCAATAGAGTTATTCTGAAGCTCTTTTAGTTTTTCAATAACTTCTCCGTGTATTATTTTCATAGGTCTTGTTTAAAGGTTTTTACTTCGTCTTTTAGTCGTT